GGTAAACTTGTATCTGTGCTTCGTTGGCAGGTAAAACGCCCGAATTGCGGGTAATGGTCAGCACTGCCGAATACATATCCAAAAATTCCTGCTTAAAAACATTTACCGCACGTACGCCGGGTAAGGTAGAAGGAGCAGCAATTGGATAGCCTATTCCACCGGATCGCAAAGAAGACCTGGAAGTACTGGTCACATCTTTTTCATCCTCTAAAATCAATTCCCTTGCAAGTTCGGTAAAATCGGTATGGCTTTGCAAGCGCGCCAAATCTATTGTTACTATTTCGCTTAAAAAGTCAAAAGACCCGGCGAGAAAAATCCAATACGCCGAAGCGTAGGAAATCATGTGGTGCGGCATGTAAAATTTAGCCCCGGTGGAGTTGTTTAAAAACGGCGCGCCGCTAAGGGTCAAAATCGGCAATACTTGGTTGCGCATAGTTTCATAAACCAAAAGTTTTCCCATTTCCCGATAAGCTCCAGAGTTGCCCACGCGCCAATTATCCGACTGCACCCACGTAGCCGAATTGTTAAGTACCTGCACCGCTCCAGGAGATACCTGCGATGGACCGTCGCCTATCCTTACCTCAAATTGCACGTCTTTAGATGCGGCCTTATTATTTTCTGCCGCATATCTGTACGTGTCGCTCTGATCGTCAAAATTGCCAGCCTGCAATACTTCTAAATAAGAAGGCCCCAGGACAAAAGAGTACGTCACCTCTCCGCCAGTTGTGAGTAAAGTAAGTTCGTTTCCGAGTTCGTCAAAAGCCTTGTAAGCCTGGAAATTAAAAAGTATTTGCCCGGTGGTGTTTATCGGGAGGGGAGGGGTGACAAATTCGATACGACTTACAACGGTCGCCACCTCTTGATCTATCCTTTCGGCTGTTAAATAATACCAATCGTTTGCATCCGATGTCCATTCCGTTGCCCCTACGCCACCCTTTAGGTGCGCATTGCCGCCTACCTGCATTTTTAGGCGGAATTGAATAAAATAGGCCACCCCAGTGAATGGGTTTCGGTCAACCGTAAATTTGAGCGTACTTGCAAAAGCCAAAACGATCCCCTGTCCCGTTTCGGTTATAAATCCGAAATCCGTATATGATGATGTATTTTGCGTAAAAAATTGCCCTGAAAGGATATTTCGCGCCTGTACGTGCAAGTAATCTACCGTCAATTTTCTTATCGGGGCAAAGTGCGAAAAAGTACCGCCGCTTAGTCGTATTAAATCTTTTCCGCTATTGTCCGATGGGTCGTTTGTCCTGCTAAAATCCTGTGCGGTTTCTACGGTTTCAATGCCGGTTTTCGTAATGGCAAAAACGGTTTTCGAAGTCGGAGAAATCATCTCGTTTATCTGCCGGAAATAAAAGCAGGTCCCGGAAAACATAATTTGTGCCCTCCAGGCCTTTGCGATGTAGGTTAGCACTTCGTAACAGCTACGATACCGGTTGTTCCCCTTGCTGTCAACCCAATAAAAAGCGTTCTCCGATATGCGCGCCCTGGATAGCGGGTTTATGGTGCTTGCATAGGTATAGCTATCTTCGTGCCAGTTGCAGATTACCCGCAAAAACTTGTAATTAGCGTCGAAACCGTCTATTATGCCGTCAAAGCCCGTTAGCTTGTTTAGGCACTTTAAAATAACTTCGGTAAAGGTGCTATACCCGGAATACGGGCCACCTAAAAAACGATATTCGATCCCCTTCAGCACTCCGAGTCCATCCGTTGCCGTAATGCTTGCAACGTAGCCTAAATCCAGGGGTAAGTCAGGTATTGCCACCAAGTCCGCTAAAATATACCCGGTCCAATTCCAGTATATGCCGTTAATATCGCTCCATTGCACGTTGAGTACAATATCCCCTTCCTCTGTCGTCACCAAGTCGTCTATAAAGTCCTGTAAATCCTGGCTGTCTACTATTAGCCCTAACTTTGCCTGGCTGCCGATTACCGGGCTTGCTATACCTTCGCCGTCGCCCTGATACTCCAGCACAAAAGACGAGGCGCGCATTTCTATTGCGCTGGAGCTGTAATTCGAATCGTATATGTTTATCGCATATTGATTGTTGCGCTCCGAGTAAAATATGCCTTGCAGCCTCAGCCCCATTATCTGTATCTACTTGTGCGCCTTTCAGCACGGTTTACCAATATCAGCAAGTCCTCCCCAGAAATCCGCGTTTCGGCAATATACCCGCCCTGTGGCTGGAACATGTTTAAAAATTCCCCCATCCGCTCAAACGGGATAACGGCTTCTTTGCCGGAGGGGTTGTCGCCGATAAGTGCAAGGGTTTCACCTGTTACCAAACCACCTTTTGCGAGTTTTATAGTACCCAACAACGCTTTTGCAAGTTGTCCCGCAGCCGCTCCAGCTGCAATAGATACTGGCACGATAGCGGGTCCAAGCAATTTACCGAGCGGGCTATCTGCACTATTTTTGATAACCGTTGCGACGTATTGCTGTATCAACAAAGAAATGGTATCTATCAACACCCTTTTAACCGCCTGTCCAAAACTTATGGCCCCGGTTGCCGCTTCAGAAAAACTTTGCCCTATGGAACTGATTGTATTTACTAAAAATTCCCCTAACCTTTGCTGCTTTTCCGTTTCTGCGTTTACGCCCGCCACCTGATTTTTCAAAAACTCGTATTGAGTTGTAAGTGCTGCAACTGCTTCGCTGCCTAAATCGTACTGACTAATGGCACTTGCTAAAGCGTCCTCCGTAAGCTTAAATTGTTGTGAAAGCACATCGCCCCCAAATATTGCGGCCTGTTTGTTTATGCCTTCCAATCCTTTTTGGTATGCTAAGAGTGCCTCTTTTTGCCCGTTAATTATCGGGGTATCGCCTTCGAGTGCTAAAAGGGTAGATCGAACGGAATTTACAGACGATACAGCTTTTGCGCCAATATCGCGTAATGCCTGCAAATTTGCTACCGGAGTAGTAGTTTGAACACTTGGAGTAATTGCGCCGCCTGTACCGCCTCCCCCGCTTTTCCTATTGGCCTTATCCTGCGTATTCAACGACTTTTCCAACTCTTCAATATACTTTCGAAGCGCCTCCGTTTGCGCCTCCAAGCTGGTCGTATTGTTCTTTATATTGTTGCCAAAAGCAGAGCCTATCTCGGTTGCATAAAAACCTGCAACATTATTAAAATTGCCTATGCTTTTTGCTCCGGCACGAACAGCCGCGCCAAGTTTTTCAAAAAAAGTCGGTTCACTTGCTTCAGCAACATTCAAAAGCTGCTTTTCCAGGTCAACCAAATTCGCTTCGGCTGCCTTAATCTTGGAAGTGATAAGCAAGTTTTTGCCGTAGTCCAGGTAAGCCCTTGATACATCTTCTACTAAGTCTTTTTCGTCTTTTATTTGCCCAAAGTAAGCAGGGGAAATTTCCTTTAGCCTGGCTAAGGCTTTTGATTTTTCCCCCCTTTGCGCATTTTCATCTTTAATAACAGCAACCAACCTTTCCACCTGCAACTTTTCAGCAAGTATGGATTCCTTTGCCTGCTTATCGACTTCCAAAAGCCGTTGCCGTGCTGCTAAATTTGCATCTATCGTTTTATTTGCCGTTGCAAAAGCAAGTGTAACCAATCCGATTGCAGCAACTACAATCCCAATGGGTCCGGTAAGAAAAGAAAAAGCCGCTGCCAGTTTACCAATGCCTGCGACGGAAAAAGAAAGGAGTTGTATAAAGCTACCAAGGCCAATAAGCAAAGGACCAATACCCGCAACAATTGCGGCGATAATTACGATCGTGCGTTGTGTTTCTGGATTGAGCTGTTTAAACCAATCTACCGCGCCCTGCACTGCATCAGCAAGTTTTACCATTATGCCTTCCAGGTCAACACTTGAAGCGACTACCCGACCGAGTTCCGCAAAAGAGAATTTGAGTTCGTCTTGCAAGTTATCGAAAGCGTTGCCAAGACCACCAGCCGCCGCCTGCGTTTCTGGAAGTGCTGCCAGTGCTTCCGTTATTCGGTCGGTAAAATCTTTCGCACTAATACCCGTTTTGCGTATCAGCTCAATGTTTTGCGTACCAAAAGCGTTTTCGACCGCTTTTCCCAGGAGTGGTACATTTTCCTGCAAAATCCCAAAATCCTCTTGCAGGATTCGGTTTTTGCTTATCATCTGGGTGAGCTGGTATTGTACGCTGTCCAGATTTTGCGCCGTGCCCCCTGTTGCAGCAATGGCAGCACCAAAAGCCTGCAAAGTACCCCTGGCTTCATCAGCCGAAAGCCCAACGGCCTGCAAACGGATAGAGCCCCTAACGGCTTCTTCAAAACCAAGTCCCGGGGCCCTGGCAGCTTCTTTGAGGTTTTCGAGTTCTATTGCAGCGGCTTCGCTTCCTCCCATCACCGCGCCTAATCCTTTCTCGAGTTTTTCTATATCGGAAAAAGCCTTTAGAGCGGCTGCTCCCATACCCGCAATAGGTACGGTAAGATTTTGGGTGAGGGCTGTTCCAGTCTGGGTCAAGGTTTTGCCCATCCGGTCAAGACTCTGCGAAATAGTCCGAATAGAGCGTTCAAATGCGCTTGTATCTAAAACGAGACTTACATTTAACCTATTCGCCATTTTGCAATTTTTGTACCTCTTCCAAGGTTGTGCCGTATTGCGCTGCTACCTCTGCATCCCACTTATCCCAAATTGCTTTCTTCGCTTGCACGTCGGGAGCCTTCTTTTCGGGTGTTTCGGCATCCCAGGGGAGTTTAAGAATATCGGTGGGCTTTAGTTTTACCCCTTTTTTCATCTTTACCTGCAATAGCAGCAAAGTTTGAAGCCGCGTGCGCTCCCAGTCGTTTATCTCCTGTGCCCGGATATTTGCCCGGTGGCCTTTCAGGATCGCGTAGACTTCCCGGTACGACGCATCGTAAAACTCTTGCAAACCCCTGCCAGCATTGCCGCAATAGTCCGCAATCAGGCTATCAAAGGTAAGCTCCGCTATTTCGCCCGCTTTTGCGGGCTTTTCGCGTTTCCCTTTTCCGGCTGTGGCATTTGGCTTTGAAATACCTGCAAAACCTTGTTCATCAGTTCTGGATCGGCATCGAGTAAATCGCAGGTATCCTCAAAATTGTTTTCAAAATCTTTGCCAGCTACCCTGGCTCCATGCTTCAAACCGATATGCACCAGCTTTATTGCACGGGTCAAAGTGAGGTTTTGGCCTATTGCCTCCATTTGGCTCAGGGACAGCCCCTCCGAGTCCAAAAACTCCGAAAGGGCTGCCATGCCAAATTTTACCGGGTATGTTTTGTTGTTAGACGTTATTTCTGCGTGCATTCTTTATTGATTTTTACGAGTTTGTGCCCTGCGTTACCGCGCCTGTCACGGTGAATGTTGCCGAGAAAGAAGAGTTATCTTCAACTGGTGTGTTCAGGTTCAAAGCGGTGATGTACCCGCTACCCTGCCAGTAGGTGTCGCCACTTTCCGACGTTGCGAATTTCAGCAGGAGAAGCGTTCCGTTATCAAACGCCGTGAACATGTCGGAAAACTTTTTGTTTGTCGTATCGAACGAAAACAAACCATCTGTTGAAAGCGTTGCCGACTTTCTGCCTACCTCAGCGGTTGCCCAGCCTCCGCCGGGTGCGTCTTTTGTCAGCGTTTCCCGCGTTTCCCTGGTCATATCCAGGGTACAAGAAGTTGCGTGGCCAATAGCCACACCGCTCATGTAGATGCGCAGATCAGTTCCATTTACTATCCCTGTGGTTGCCATTTGTCTGTTATTTTAAAGTTCGGTTAATCTTTGGTTTTTTATTGTTCGCCGGGGCTGCGTAAAAATTATTGACCTCAACCTTTTGTGGTTCTTGGTCTTTTTCCTTTTGCGGTATCGGGTCGATGCGTTTCTGATTGTCGTGCTTTCGTGCTACCTGCAATCCTATCAGGGCATTTGCGTAGTTTATTTCAGCATCCACCAAGTCTCCGGGTTTCCAGGCTTCGTACGGTATAAGGATTTCGATTATCATTAAAAGTCGTTTTCCCTTGCTATTCGCGCGTGCGCTTTTGCAAAGTCTTTTTGCATTATGTTAAAAACTTCCGGCCTTTCAAGTAATGGCTCTAAAATGTATTGTCGATATTTCCAAGCCTTACCAAAAATCATACTTGCATAGTATCCAGAAGCACTCCTGGAAGTTTTGCCATATTCGCTCATCGATAGCCTGATTACTTTTGGCCCTATCTCGTAATCTTTCTTTCTGGTGAAATAGTATTTTGTTGATTTTAACAAGTTCCCTTTGTATATCCTTACCTTTTTTCGATAGGTTCCTGAGCCCATATAGGCGTAATGATATTTCTCTCCATATTCCCGGTCCTCAAATTGGCTCCTGGGATAATTTTCCTTTCTGGCTAATCTTGCAACAGCGGCGGCGGCTCCTCTCAAAACTAATTTTCGGCCTGTTGCGCTATCTACGTCGGAAATGTACTTTTTAAATGCAGCTTTTAAGGCCTGGTCATTGGTTAAGTACATCCCTGTGCGCTTATTCACCCCCGCCGTGTACAACTTTTTAAAAAGTCCCATGCCCTACCGCTTTTGCCTAAGTGAATAAGCCTGCATTACTGCAAATACTTTTTCGTCCGCATTCATTTGTGCGGATTGTTGATCCTTGAAAATGATGCTATCAACCGCCACGCCCTGCATTGTGCCCGAATAGCGGTCTAACGCCGTTCGGCATGCGGATGCAATGTCCTGGGCACTGGTGTAGCTTTTCGCGTATGCCATTACGGCAAAATCTACCATATCCATCTTAGATACGCCGTCCTTTGTGTCACTGGGTGTAGTTCCTTCGATTTGATAAACCACGAAAGGAAATGCGGTATCCTGTGTTGCAATATCCGGGTAAATGCGGGTTGAGACCAAAGCGGCTACACCTGCATTAGCCGACAAAATCCCGTATATTGCTTTTCCTGTACTCATATAAATGCCCCTGTACCGATTTGCTGACAGCGTAGGGTAATGAATTGCTTATCCTGGCTAACCGCCGTTCCTTCAATATCCCACGTCCTGCCATCGAAAATCACCCGTACCCGCTCTGTAATTGCCCGGTTTCGGATGGTAAAATTTACTTTTGCCTGCCAGGTTTGCCGGCCTGATCTTTCGGCTTCAATCCCTTCGGTTCCCAGGTACTCCACTTTAGCCCAAAGGGTCGCGACAGCGGAATAAGTTTCTATTCGTTCTCCGTATGTATTGGTCGTCTCCGTGTACGTCTGCAACTGTATCCGCCTGTCCATCTCGCCTATCGGGTCGTACTTTGCTTTTGCCATTATCTCGCTTGTTGTTTAGCGGAAATAGTTTATCCGGTACTTGTCAAATAAGTGCATGGCAGCAGTCGGAAGTACAAATACGCTATCCTGTCGATTTGCGTAGCTTTCGGCAATCGTTTTCAGCATTCCGAGCTTTATTGCAGCAGGTATTGCAGCGGCGTTGGCAAATCCGGCCTGGTACGTCGCTTTTACCCCGGCTCCTTGTATCGTCACTTCCGGAAAAGTCATATTTTCTTTCCTCAGCACCAATGGCGGTTTTGCCGAGGGGTGCAGGACGTAAAAAGAACTGTCCAGTAGGGTAGAAGTGCCTCCCGGTGGCGTGTAGTAGATGTGTGTCAGGCTGATTATTGGCGTAATCGAAAGCCGTAAGCCGTAAGGGTAAAAGCCGTCGTAGTATTCCTCTATCGTTTGCGGCAGTAGTGCCATTTGCAGGTATTTTTCCGCACTTTCACGGGCTGCACTGATAAGCAGGGTAATAAGGGTGTCATCTGCTGAATCGTCGACTTTCAGCCAGGCTTTTACATCGGAAAGCGTTAACGGCTCTGATGCGGGTTGCGCGATTACCTTATATTGCCCGGTTTCGTACATGCGAAAAAGCTTTGGGAAGGGCGTTTTAGGCCCCTCCCTATATGCAAAAGGTGAAGATGATTACGATTTAGCGACCATCAACTTGATAGCAGCACTTTGGATTAACTGTCCGTCAACACGCAGCCAGCCGAGGAAACCGTCTTCCAGGTAATCGGCATATCGCTCCTGCAAGCGGATAAGTTCGAAATCCTTTACATACCGGATAACGTACTTCGACCAGTCACCGAATGCGGCAATCTTTTTAGATGCACCGAGTGACGGGAAAGCCTGGTTGATTACGTATGGATATCCCAGGATGCGGTCAGGCTGTCCGGGAGCGAAAGAAGGCTGCCAAATCGGTTCGTCGTCGGTCGTACCAAAGTCGAGTTTGCGGATAAGTGCCAGCGTGTTGTCGTTGAACATGAAAGCTACGTTCGGGCCACCGCGATAGGCAGGGTCAACGGAATGCACCAGGTCAATGAACTCTTTTTTGTCCAGTGCCGTATTGGATGCAGTTGTCTTTCCGGTGCCAGCACCATAGGTTGCGTCCAGGATGCCCTTTGGCTTTCCTGATCCGTTACCGTCGGTGAAAGCGTTGTTTAACGCGCGGCCTGAGCTTTC